TCTGAAATGCTGACTCCTTTACCTAAAAGACAAGAATTTAATTCTGAAGAAGATCCAAGACTATCATTCAGTTTTGGTGGAACGCAGCAGACGGGAAGAGCAGGAACTCCCGTACCTCTAGTATTCGGGGAAATTTTTACGGGATCAGTGGTAATCAGTGGTTCAATAGATACAGAACAGGTACAGGCATGATTGAAGAAAAATATCCAATTAAAGGTTCTGGCGGCGGCGGTGGCGGTAGAAGTAACCCACCCCCTCCACCTCCTCAACCTACAAGAGAACCTGACAGTTTACACAGTAGACAGTTTGCAACCTTTCTTGATCTTGTTTCAGAAGGAGAGATAGAGGGTTTTGCAACAGCATCAAAAGAAGGTAGAACAAAAGGTACAACTGCATATAACAATGCTGCATTGAAGGATGTTTTTCTTAATGACACTCCAGTATTAAGAGCATCCGCAGATTCTACAAATCCTCAAGCCACTGATTTTAACTTTCAAGATGTAAAATTTACCCCTCGTTTCGGCACTGGTAGTCAAACTAAAATACCTGGAATCGAAAGTAGTGTATCAACGACAAGTGTTGGTGTAGAAGTCACTGCAAGTACTCCTGTTACTCGTCAGATAACAAATACAAAAGTTGATGCAGTTAAGGTATCAGTTACATTTCCACAATTACAAAAGGCTACTGATGCTGGAGACTTATTAGGTTCTTCTGTTCAACTTAAGATTGCTGTTCAATATAATTCTGGTGGTTTTACAGATGTCATTACTGACACTATTAGAGGTAGAAGTGGAGATGCGTACCAAAAAGATTATCGTGTAAATATTACTGGTGCGTTTCCTGTTGATATAAGAGTTAGCAGAGTTACAGCAGATAGCACAGATACCAATTTACGAGATAGTTTCCAGTGGACAAGTTTTGGTGAGATTATTGACGATGCGTCTACTTATCTAAACAGTGCCTATAGTTCTATAAGGCTAGATTCGATGCAGTTTAGTTCTATTCCTGCCCGTAAATTTAGAATTAGAGGAATAAAAGTAAGAATCCCAGGAGCAGGAGCATCCAGTTCTGGTACACCAAGTGTAGATAGTACAACGGGCAGAATAGTGTACCCAGACGGATACATTTTCAACGGAGTTATGGGTGCTGCTGTATGGACCTCGTGCCCTTCGATGGTGCTGCTCGATATTTTAACTAATGAAAGATATGGATTTGGTGCTCATATAACAGATAGTTCTCTTGATCTTTTCAGTTTTGTAGCAGCCAGTAAATTTGCCAACACACTTGTAGATGATGGTGCCGGAGGACAGGAAGCAAGATTTAGTTGTAACGTAAATATCCAAAGTCCAAGAGAGGCTTTTGAGCTAATAAACGAATTAGCTGGTGTTATGAGATGTATGCCAATATGGTCTGCTGGTTCGATAACAATTACACAGGATAAACCAACTGATGCAAGTTATTTGTTTAATTTATCTAATGTAGGAGAAGGTGGTTTTAGTTATGCAGGAAGTAGTCTAAAGACTAGACATAGTGTTGTATCTGTCTCTTACTACAACATGGATAGTCAGGAGGTAGATTTTGAAGTTGTGGAAGATGCCACAATAAAATCTAAGATAGGCACTGTAGTCAAGCAAGTAAAAGCATTTGCCTGTACTTCCCGTGGGCAAGCCCGAAGATTGGGGAAGGCAATATTGTTTGCTGAAAATAATGAATCTGAGGTCTGCACTTTCACAACATCTATAGATTCTGGAATAGTTGTACGACCTGGTGCAGTTATTGAAATACAAGATCCAGTAAGAGCAGGAATAAGAAGAGGGGGTAGATTGAAAACTGTGACTTCTACAACTGTTGTTACTGTAGATGACACTGCTGCAACAGATTTTGCTGTAGATGCAAGCGGAAATCCTGTTGGAGATGCAACCCTAAGTGTACTTTTACCCGATGGAACGGCTGAAAGTAGGGCAATCTCATCTGTATCAAATGGGACCATAACTGTAAGTTCCGCTTTTTCACAGACACCTAATGTAAACACTATCTGGCTTATATCAAACGTAACTGTTAAGTCTCAATTATTTAGAGTAATAACAGTAGAAGAAAATGATGGCATAAATTATGCGATTACAGCTTTATCTTATGTTGAAGGTAAATATGCGTTTATTGAGGATGGCGAAGCATTAACAGCAAGAACTGTATCTAAATTAAATTCACTTACTGAACCTCCCTCTGGTTTAAATGCTGTTGAAAGAATATTTCCTATTAATAATCAGGCTGTATCAAAGATTATTATTAGTTGGCAACCTATTGTCGGTGTTGTGCAGTATCAGGTTAACTATAGATTTGAAGATGAAAACTTTATAAGTGAAAAGGTATCAAGACCTGATTTTGAAATAATGAACAGTAGAAAGGGAACTTATACGATTCAAGTGTTTTCATACAATGTCTTAGATCAATTATCAGCAACTTCTACAAATATAACTTTTGAAGCTGTCGGTAAAACAGCAGTTCCACAAGATGTTACAGGATTATTAGTCGAACCAGTTTCAGATCAGTTCATAAGATTACGTTTTGATAAAGCTACAGATATTGATGTTACGCATGGTGGAAACGTAGTTGTCAGGCATAGTAATCTCACAGATGGAACGGGAACATTTACTAATTCTGTTGATATTATCCCTAGTTTGCCAGGATCAGTCAGCGAAACGCTCGTTCCAGCAGTTGATGGAGAGTATATTCTTAAATTTAGAGATGATGGTGGCAGACTAAGTGCTGGAGAAACTTCTGTTGTCGTTACTACTCCTGATCCTCAACCAAAATTAGCTGTATTTGTTGATCGAGAAGATACAGATGCAACTCCTTTTGCTGGTACAAAAGTAGATTGTTTCTTTTCTGATGATGTCAACGGTCTTGTTCTTGGATCATTAGAAACATTAGATAGTGTTAGTGATTTTGATGCTATAGCTGACTTTGATTTTCTTGGTGCGGTTGATATAACTGGTGGTTCTTATGAATTTGCAAATACTTTAGATTTAGGTACAAAACAACCATTAAGATTAAAACGTCATTTTGTTACACAGGGTTTTTATCCTAATGATTTGATTGATAATAGAACAGCGAATATTGATACCTGGACAGACTTTGATGGTGCTACCGCCACTGATGTCAACGCAAAACTTTTAGTTGCTACTACTGATTCCGACCCAGACGCAACTGTTACTGGAACATATGCTCAATCTGGAACAACTATAACTGTCACTAAGAATAACCACGCATTTGCAATAGGAAGTTTCGTAGTTCTCACATTTACTTCGGGTAATGGGGTAAGTGGTAATTATGAAATAAAAACTAAAACAACAAATAATTTCACAGTTACAGCTTCAGCTAGTCAGACCACAAGCGGAAATGTCACTATTGGTTCAGAATTTTCTAAATTTAATACATTTGCAAATGGAACATTTATCGCAAGAGGATTTAAGTTTAGATGTGAAATGGATTCAGATGATCCAGCACAAAGTATTGAAATAGATCAATTAGGTTATACAGCAGAGCTTGATAGAAGAGTTGAAACTGTAAACACAGCAATTGCTTCCACAACTTCAACTAAATCCGTGACTTTTGCTCAATCCTTTTTTACAGGATCTAGTGGAACCAGTGTATCTGCTGGTTCTGCCTTACCTACAATAGGAATTACTATTGAAAATATGACGGCTGGAGATGAATTTTTCTTATCTAATATTTCTGGAACTGGTTTTGATATAGATATTAAAAA